CGACGCAGAAGGCAACGAGGTTTTCGGTAGCAACCCGATAGTCTCGACGCTCTTACGCGTTGACGGCGATGCGTGGAAGAACTGGACGCCCGATGCGGCTGGCAGCGACTCCGACTACATCGCAAACCTCGCTCTGGCGCAACTTGGTCTTGAGAAAGACGATACGGTTGTCGCTGCCGAGGAACCGGCTGCCGAGGAACCGGCTGAAGAAGAAGCTGCCGAGTGATCGGCGGGATTGGGTGGGATGATTGGGAACCGATACCGTCAATTTGATCCAGACGCTGGGCTTCCCGGTGGTCGCCGCGGCGGCGGCGGGGGTGTTCGGGTACAAGATCGTTTTTTATGTTCTTCGCAATCTTTCCCAGGAGGTCAAGAATTTATACGAGATCATCGTCAAGTTGATTGATCGGTTGAACGGACATGACAAAGAGACGAACAAACTCGCGAAAGAAGTCGCCCAGTTGCGATGCGAGGTTGCTTCGCTCTACAAATGTATGGGCGTCAATCCGAAGCGCAAGAAGTCTGTTGATGATCGCGGGGAGTAGCGTGTTGTTGGGATGTGCTAATTTGAAAGAAATCGACTTATCAATTACGGGATTTGAGGCGGAATACTATCCTGCGCATCCAGAGCAGGAGCGCGGTGGATTTTTCGGTGCGGCGACTAACTCGGTTCGCGCCGTTCCAGTATCCTACCCCCGGCTGATGCCGATGACCGGGAAAAGATGATGAACTGGGTGGATGACTTAAAAGTTGCGATTGCCTCGGTCACGGGGATCGGCAACTGGTTGGTGCAGATGGACATCGTTTTGAAGTTCCTCATTTCACTGGTATCACTACTATACATCGCGAAGAAGTGTTCAGATTTGTATAAAGGAAAAAGATGAAGAAAAAATTACTATTAGTCGGGGCGTTGCTGTTTGCGGCGTCGAGCGTTAACGCGGGTGATTTGTTTGGGGCGGGCTGGAAGCCGAAACCGAGCATCACGTTATTTGGCCAAACGATCAAGTGGGCGATGCCATCTCTTTGCGTGGGCGCAAAAGCCGGGGTGCTTCCCGATGCGGGAGTCAGTCCGGACGGGTTGAACTTCAAGATTCCGTATCTCTCCATCGACTTACCGTTCCCAACGCTAACCGTTAAAGCGGGGGGCAAGCAGGCCGAGTTAAAGCTGGGTGCAATTGAAAAATCAGTACACAAAGAATAACATGTTACGAAGCAAAACCATATGGGCGGCGATCACGACCTGCGTTGGATCGGCAGCGGCGATCATGACGGGGGAGATAACTCTTGCGGAAGGATTGAACCTCATCGTACCGGCGATTTTGGCGGCATTTCTGAAACATGCGGTTTCCAAGTCCCAGAATGCCGCTGAGGCGGCGGCTGAGGCGGCGAGCAGCATCACCCCCACCCCGAAGAAGAAAGTCGTTAAGAAGACGAGTTAGGAGGCATAGATGGCAGGTTTGACCACCACCCAGACGTTCAGTGACGGTGACACGGTTACTGCCGCCAAGCTGAACAATATCATCTCGAACGCATCGATTGATGCGGATGCCGTCACCACGGCAAAGATACTCAATGCGAATGTGACGCTTGCCAAAATGGCGACTGGGTCGGTGGACACCGATCAGTTGGTGGATGACGCGGTTCAGAACGCCAAGCTGAACGACATGGCTGCCCGGACGGTCAAAGTGAATGCCACCGATGCTGCCGCCAACCCGACTGATATTGCCATGTCGAATGGGGTGGATGTCGCTGAAAACAAGTTGTTGGTTGGGACAACCGATTCGATTAATGCGGTTAAATTCAACACCGACCTGGAGTTAGATGCGACCGATTCGGCGGCGGCGGACATCCGAGTGGCGGCAACTTTAATTGGCGGAAAAGCAAGTGTCACTGCTGATGAGTTGGACGAGATACTCATCAAAGACGCAACCGATGGTGCGCTAAAGCGAGCCACCGTGAAGACGGCAGTACAGTCCCAAGTGGCATCTACCGGAGCAAGTGGTGCTTGTGCATTAGCGACAGCCGCTGAATTAATTGATCCGTCTGGGGCCGATGCCAACGATGTTATTTCCGCTTCTACCGGAGCTCCGATGTTGGCGAAAGCGTGGGGGAAATTTAGTCATGACGGATTAGGAACTGCTCACACTTTTTTTACATGGGACGATTCATTTAACATTAATGAAGCAGGTTGTTCTGCGAACACAGGCACCAAAGTGATGACGATTCCGTTCACAACTGCGTTGCCAAGCACAAAATACATATTGATTGGAACTTGTTGGGGCGATGTTGGATATCAGTTAATGCCAGTTTTAGTGACACCAGGCACGGCGGATTTTACGATTAAATTTTACAAGTATAGTACCGCCACGACCTATTGGCCAAAAATAGAAGCTAATTTTGTTATTTACGGTCTGACATCATGACGCTCACCGACATCGCAACGTATGTCTGCAACCTGGTCAACAAAACGGATGACACATCCAAGACCCGGTGCAAAGAGTTTGTGCGTCAGCACCATGAGAACGTCATCAATTCGGCGTTATGGCGTGAGACGTTGGACGTTGAGCAGACCACGCTGCCGTTCGACGGTCGGCTAACTCAAATCATTCTCGATAATGGCGGATCGGGATACACCTCCGCACCCGCGATTGACTTTACTGGTGGTGGTGGCAGCGGTGCTGTTGCTACTAGCGAAATTGGCGGTGGTGCGGTTACCAAGATTAACGTCACATCTGCCGGGGCGGATTACACCTCGGTGCCGACAATAAGTTTCTCGGGCGGGGGGGGCAGCGGGGCGACTGCGACTGGGATTGTGTCGGCATTGGCGGACGAGATGGTCTGTCCGCAACAATTCGAGACGATTCTTGGCGTGAGTTACAACCAGGCGAACCTATTGCCGACTCAGTTGATCACGCAGTTCATGACCAACCCGGACAGTTTCAAGACCGATGCGGACTCTGCTCAGTTTTCGGTCATCGACAGTTCGGGGATAAATTTCAACATAGACGGTACGTTACAATTTCTTTCCTCGGACAGTGCGGACAACGGCAAACAGATTACAATTGTTGGCGAATTGGCCTCCTATGAATATTTCATTCAGAAAGAGACGGTGACGCTTGCCAGCAGTGTGACCAGCACCAAGTCTTGGTCTGCGGTTCATTCGCTCAGTAAAGAAACGACCACCGGATATGTGCAGGTTCGTGCGTTTACGGAACCCAGCAATACGTTCTTTTGGCCTGAGTGGGAGAACGTCAGTAAATTTCAGAGAGTAAAGTTCTTCGACCGACCGAAGTACGATGCGAGCAGTCCGGTCAACCTGTACATCATCGGCAAGAAGAAGATCAAGCCGATGGTCAGCGATTACGACACCCCGATGGTCAGCGGGATCGACAACGTGCTGATTCACTTTGCGACCGGCGACATGTTGAAACGGTCGAGGCAATTCGGCAAGGCGCAGCTTGAGATTCAGCAGGCAAACAGTCTGATGCAGGTGGCGCGTGACCAGGAGAACAACCAGAGCGCGAAGGAAGTCAGACTCATCCCGGATGTGTACGGCATGGGCTATACTCGAAATGACTTCGGATTTTAAATCATGCCTGTCTACTATAACGATGGACTCGACGATGCGGTTCAGTACGACCGTCAGGCGAGTTTCGTTGGTGGGCAGATAAGCAACTTCCGCGAGAACCTCCTCAACGAGAGCCAGGCGGAATCTCTCAAAGACCTGGACGCGGAGAAGAACGGTGTGCTGAAGACCCGGCACGGTTTCCATCGGTTTGGCGATTTGATTGCGGCGGTTAACGCGATGTCCGAGCCTCCAACCCGAGAACCTACGAACACCCAAGGACTCGCCTATTTCGACACAGACGCAAAAGAGCAGTTGATTGCGTTTGTTAACGGAAGAATTTATGTAATCGACTCCGGTGAAACAGTTGCCACGGTTGATTCCGAAAGCCAACGTGTAAACAGCACCACCGCACAGGTGGATTTCTGCCAGGTTGCGGACAAGTTGTTTTACGCTTCCCACTCGGGGAACAACAAGGTCGGCCAGGTGACCTG